CAAAGATATACTCCAAGAAAAAGCTCAAGAAATCCTCACCGAGGAAACATTGCAGCAAATTGAAGAAGCATTTAACAAGAAGGTTCAGCTTCATGTTGAGGCTGCTTTAGTTAAGCAAGACGATGAATATTCTGCTAAGCTTGAGCATTTGCTTGAGGCTATTGATACAGACCACTCTAATAAGCTAGATAAGGTTGTTAGCGCAATCGATAAGAACCATTCTGATAAATTAATCAAATTGGTTGAGAAATACAGCAAGGCTCTTACAACAGAGGCTTCTGAATTTAAAGGCGACATTGTTAACAAGGTCAGTAAGTACCTTGACGTATACCTCGAAAAGCTCGTTCCTCAAAAGAGCATTAATGAAGCCGTTAAAAATAAGAGATCAGCAAAAATGCTATCTGAAATGAGAAAAGTACTCGCAGTAGACGCTGCTTTACAGAAAAATGCTATCAAAGATGCTATCGTTGATGGTAAGACAAGAATTGATGAGTCTACAGCGAAAGTTGACGAAATCAGCGCCGCAGCTGAAAAGTTAGCTAAAGAAAATGCAAGATTGAAATCTCAGTTAACACTCGAACAGAAAGTTTCTGAATTATCTGAAGATAAAGCTGCATTTTGTAAGAAGGTTCTTACAGGTAAATCCGCTAAGTTTATTACCGAGAACTTTGATTACACATTGAAGATGTTTGATAAGAGTCATGAAGAACATCTTGAAGTTTTGCACGAGCAAGCAAAAAGACAGAATGTCAGCAAAGATGTTGATAGACCAGCTGAAGTAATTACTGAGTCTACCGAACAATCTAAAGATGGTGACAATCCGTATTTTAATGCTTACTTAGGCGAACTTAGTAAGTACTAAACTCATTACTTATTCCCTTACATAAAATTTTCAGCGCTCTTGGTAGAGTGCTCTTAAACCCGTATAGTTAAAATTATGAATACTAATACTATTAGACCGACACAGGCCTATATTGATGGAGATAGGGCAAAGACGTTGTTGGAAAAGTGGGGTCCAGTTTTGGACTACTCTTCTGATAATGTCAAACCCCTTGATGACGACCATAGTCGTCTTAACACAGCCATGCTTTTGGAAAACCAAGAGCAGTGGTGTTTGAACGAAGCTAACGTTTCCGGTGGAACCGGATCTGCTCTTAGTAACGGTTCAGTTAACATTGGTCAGTATGGAAATCAGATCCCTAACTCTTACAGTCAGGGTGACACATACGCAACTGGTGACTTCCGTTTACCTAAGATTTTGATCCCCATGATCCGTCGTACATTCCCAGAGTTGATTACCAACGAAATTGTTGGTGTTCAGCCTATGAGTGGACCCGTTGGATTGGCTTTCGCCTTACGTTATAAATATGACACTGAGTCATTAGGTCATGCTGGACCTGATGGACATCCTACACAGCTTTACAACAATGCTAACATTGCTGGTGTGCAGGGACCATTGTCTGCTTACAATACTGCTATCGATCCTAACGGAAGTGCAGCTCAGAATGCAAATGGTAAAGAATTGGGTTACCAGTTCTTGGATACACGTTTCACAGGTACCTCTTCTACTAAGTTGTCTGGTAACAGTGATTTCGCATTTGTTTCTCAGGATCAAGGTGTTGCAAAACTCCTTGCTAACTTTGAGTTGACTGGACGTATTCCTCAGGTCGTTGTTAGCTTTGAGAAGACAGCTGTTGAAGCTGGTACTCGTAGATTGGCCGCTCGTTGGTCAGTTGAGTTGGAGCAGGATCTTAAGAACATGAACGGTATTGATATCGATACTGAACTCACAAACGCTATGTCTTATGAGTTACAGGCTGAGATTGACCGTGAAATGCTTATGAGAATGGTTCAAGTTGCTCTTGATGCAGGAACCGGAATTGGTTATTCCATCTGGGCTCCTCAGTCTGCTGACGGTCGCTGGTTAGTTGAGCGTAACAGAGATTTCTATCAGAGAATCATCATCGAAGCAAACAGAATTGCTATCAGAAACAGACGTGGTGCTGCTAACTTTATTGTTTCCACACCTCGTGTTGCAGCCATCCTTGAGATGTTGCCTGAATTCCAGTGGGTACCCGTTCAGGGTAATGTTAACACACAGCCCGTTGGTGTTGCTAAAGTTGGTAACCTCGGTGGTCGCTTCAATGTTTACCGTGATACCCGCACAGAAGCTCAGTACGAGCAGAATGCAGGTTACATCACACAGCCTAACCAGGGTTCTTACACACCTGCAAGTGCTCGTTCAACACGTGTTGAGTATGCATTGCTTGGTTATAAAGGTCCTGAGTTTTATGACACTGGTATTATCTACTGTCCATACATTCCTGTTATGGTTCAGAGAACAATTGGTCCTAACGACTTCGCTCCGAGAGTCGGCTTGTTAACCCGTTATGGTGTTGTTGACAACATCTTCGGTGCTAACTTGTACTACCACGTTATCATTGTTAAGAATCTTGGCGATGCATTTACGCCAGGTTCTCAGGCAGTATACTTCTAATCGAAATATACAGTTGTTATTCACAAGCCCGG